CTCTATGTGTATTTGTTACTAAGTACTATAGCGGGATGTCTTTTACTTGTCAACAACTGTTGAATAAATACATAAAAAATATCTAAGCTAAAAGCCTATAAACATTGGGGTTTTCGCATGCCTAAAAAAAAACTTAAAAAAAAATAAAAAAAGTTAGTAAAAATCATACACAATTTGGCCGAAGACTTTTGCAAGAGTTAGCTAGAGAAAAGTTAGTTGTAAAACATTCGGGGGGTAGTTGTTCAAATTTCTATACCAGTCTTTTACACCTTGTTCATACAGCTAGTTATTCTGTATATATATCCTATGTATTTCTCTACAATTTGTTCAAACAATTGGTAAAAATTACCAATAAATTTGGGGGGAGGTTTAAGGTTGACACCCCAATTATTATATGTGTACCCTCTAAAAATATACTGTTAACTACAAGGAAAACTGGCTCTGTTTTCTTACTAGCTAGTTATTACTGAATAAAGATAATTAAAGGTTCTAACCCTGTGCTACTCCCAACCCAACCGAATAAAACTCCATATAGTAGCTTTAAATAAATGTAGAATAATAGGCTTTTACCCTAGTTACCATGGTCAGGCAAGTCCACTTAGATTTAGTTCTTATCGTATAGATTGTTCTAAATGCCTGCAATCTATAGTGTTTGTACTATTCAACTATACCATAAAATAAATATAGTAAAATTATTTAGGGTAGTTTTTTTGGTAAAGCCTCCTTACTGAAAATCTACCCCATTAAATCAAACTTATGATATAATTCAAGTAGATTGGAACCAAGTAAACATTCAAGGTTTATTCATTGGTCCCTCCTTTCTATTGTGTATGTTAAGTAACAGGCCTCGGGCAACCGAGGTCTTTACTTTATGTTATAGTTTCTGTAATGGATATTTATGTACAAGACTGCGACATTTGTTGGCACCCTTACTGGGAGGATGAATTAGTGAATGGTGTTTGTCCTGGATGCCAGGAGTTTGCAGAAGAAGAATAACTCGCTATACTGAACTTACGATATTCATATTGTACCCTTTCGATTAGAAGAGATTTGGTGGAGGTTCTTGACTGCCTCCACTAAGTCAAAAAAAAAATTTTTTTTACGCCACCTAAAATCCAATCAATAATAATATATATTTACCTGGAAAAGTTCCAGGTACTTGTATGGGGATACAAGTTAGAAAATAAAAGAAAGATAGCTTAATCATCACGAGGCAATTCAAGGAAAGATGGATTGTTGTGTATGGCAAAGGTTGATTTCATTTTCTTTCATAATTACAGTAAATGGACAGACTGTACGACAGAACTCCACTTCGGTGGAGTTTTGTGTTATTATGATGACATGCCTTTAGCAAGTGGTAAATCAGATGACATAGTTGCAGCAAACATTAGGAAGTTGCGGTCAGAAGGTTATCCTTATAAACAAGCAGTTGCAATAGCAATGCGTAAGGCAGGAAGGAAAAAAGTATAATGCCAAAAAATATTGGGTATCCAAAAGGGATGAAAAAATCTTTGAAAAAAGGTGGAAAGAATAAACCAAAGAAAGTTTAACTATGGCGACATATCAAGGTAAATCAGTAACTTTAAATAAACCTTCACGAATTGGTAAAGGTGAACCTGGGTATGGTCGTAAAAAATTTAAGGTCTATGTTAAGGATGGCGACAAAGTTAAGAAGGTAATGTTTGGCGACCCTAACATGGAAATTAGAAAAGATAATCCCGAAGCAAGAAAATCATTTAGGGCTAGACACAAATGCGATACAGCTAGTGATAAAACTACTCCTAGATATTGGTCTTGCAAAATGTGGTAAGGAGATACAATGGGTGGCAGAAATGCAAAACCTCCTTGGGACAAAAAAAATCCTAAGAAAAATTCTACAAAGCTAACACCTCAACAAAAAGCGAAAGCTAAAAGAAGAGCAAGTGCAGCAGGTAGACCATATCCTAATTGGATAGATAACGCCTGGGCCACAAAACAATAAGGATATTTTGATAAAATTAACCTGCCCTAAATGTGGTATTCCTTTAACATACGATATTAAAAGGGCTAAAACAACTTGTTTAAACAAGCAGTGTAAAGGATATAACAAATGAACAAAGTTAAATTATGTTACGCACAATCCTGTCATAATGTTTTAAAACCACCTGCTCGTAAGTTTTGTTCACCAAAATGTTCTAAGTCTTATCACAATAAAAAATATGCAGCACAACAAAAAGGTGCAGTGTATGAACCAGAACATGATGGTAAACCTGTTGCTGAACCTAATGTACAAAAGCGTAGAGGTGAAGTCTATGAAAAACTTGTTGCTAAAGATTTAGGACCATTAATCCTTAAAGGTGATTTAAAAAAACAAGATGCAGCAGATTTATTAGGATGTTCAAAAGCTGCTTTGTCTTATGCCTATGCCGCATGGATAGAAGATATGGAGACAAAAGAGAAAGCAGAGAACTGGACATTACCTGCTAAAGCAGAAAAGTCATTAGCTGACTTTAAGATATTTAGAGATAGATATTTTGAGACAGAACAAGGTAAACCTTATGAGACACCTGACTTTCATATTCGTTGGATTAAATCTATCTTAGAAGCTATCGAACATGGAAATCAGCAGATGATACTATCTCCACCTCGACATGGCAAGACAGACCTACTAATTCATTTCGCTGTATGGCTTATAATCAAGAACCCTAATGTTAGAATATTGTGGGTAGGTGGTAATGAAGAGATTTCAAAGAATGCAGTCTCTTCAGTAATAGACCAGTTAGAGAACAATGAAAAACTCATCGAAGAATTATGCCCACCTGGAAAAAGTTTTAAACCAACTAGCAGAGCAGGAAAAGCGTGGTCGCAGAATGGCTTTACTGTTGGTACCAGGACTGTTACTGGTATTAAGTCTCCTACCATGGTTGGTATTGGTAGGGGTGGAAAAATTTTATCCCGAGACTGCGATATTATTATTGCAGATGACTTAGAGGACCACTCCTCTACTATGCAACCTGCATCAAGAGAAAACACAAGAACTTGGTGGACAACAACTTTATCATCTCGTAAAGAGGAACATACAGCTATGGTTGTTATTGGTTCCAGGCAACATTACGATGATTTGTATTCACACCTACTAGACAACGAAAGTTGGCACACCATAGTAGAAGAAGCACACGATACTGGATGTACTTTACCTGATTGGGATAACGAACAGCATGTTGACTGTATGTTATGGCCAGGTAAAAGAACTTATAAATGGTTAATGGACAGAAAATCTGGTGCAGAGACTACTGGTGGTAGAGCAATATATGAAATGGTTTACCTCAATGTAGCAATGCCTGATGGTATGGCCTTATTTGATAGCGTAGAGATAGATGCATGTAGAGACCAAAGCAGAGATATCGGAAATATTCCTGCAGGAGTTAGACTAATTGCAGGACTTGACCCCGCATCAACAGGCTACCAGGCAGCATTCTTATGGGGTTATGACCAATCATCTAACAAGATGTATATGATTGATATGGAGAACTCTTTAGGTGGTGGTATTCCACAAGCATTAGCAATTATGAAAGCCTGGTTTACTAAATACAATTTAGCCCATTGGGTTATTGAAGAGAATGGTTTTCAGAGAGCAATACGACAAGACCAATCAATACGAGATTTTGCAGGAAAGCATGGTATATTTTTAGAAGGAACTCAAACTTATAGTAACAAGCATGACCCAATTTATGGTGTTACTGCTATGAGACCTTTGTTTGCTGACCAATTAATTTCTTTACCATATCTTGGATTTGAAGCCCAAGAGAAGGTAAACTTATATAAAAGTCAGTTGGTTTATTTTAGTTCTGCACAGAACAAGAGTAGAAGTGTAGGACAGAAATCAGACTTAGTTATGGCGAGTTGGTTTCCTATGAAAACTATTCGTAGGTTACAGAAGGAAAGACTTGCTACAATGGGACTTGAATATGAACCAAGTTTTGGTGGATATGAAGGTAGTAATATCGATATTGATAGTTGGAGATAATGAAAACAGCAGATGAAGTTTACAGCAGGGTTTACGAACTAAGAAGTTTACATGCTGATGTAGTAGCCGAAAAAGATAAAATCAGAGCCATTATGAATGGCGGTGCCGATGGTATAAAAGCATTGTTAGGTAAATCAATGCGTGATATGGATTATCAACAAATACCTGCACCTAACTTATTGCATTCAGCAATGGAGAGATTTGCACAAAAACTCGGTAGAGCACCTGACTTAAAAGTAGATATCTTCAATGATAAAGATAGCGAGAGAGCTACAAAGCGTGCAGAAAAATTAGAACGAATAGTACACGCTTATGATGAATTACAAAAAGTAGATTTACAATTACCACAAGTTGGTAGATGGTTACCAGGATATGGTTTTGCTGTATGGGTATTAAAAGAAAAGAAGGATGCTAATGGTGTTCCTTACCCTTATGCAGAAGTTAAAGACCCATATCTTTGTTATCCAGGATATTTTGGTGAAGGACAACAACCAAAAGAGTTAGCAGTTGTACAAAGAGTACCACATACAACTCTTGCTAAGTTATATCCAAAATATAAAAATGTCATTATGGATGAAGTCGATAGTGAATATAACACTATGGCTTATATGTCTAGTTATGATAAGACTTGGGCCAACCAAAGTGGTACAGGTAAAGTTGTAGCAGAATACTACGATGAAGAAGGTACTTATATCTTCTTACCTGAAAACAGAGTTATATTAGATTTTATTCCTAACCCGCTTAAATCGGGACCAAGATTTGTCGTTGCAAAGAGATTTGCATTCGACCAAATGCAAGGCCAGTTCCATCATGTGATTGGACTTATGGCCAATATGGCAAAGATAAATGTTCTATCTGTCATTGCAATGGAAGATGCTGTGTTTACAGAAACCAACATCATCGGGGAGATAGAAAGTGGACAATACAAGAAAGGAAGATTATCTGTAAACTACTTAACTCCTGGTAGTCAAGTAGTGAAACCAGTAAACAATCTACCCTATCAGTTGTTCCAACAGATAGATAGACTAGAAAGACATCTACGATTAGGTTCTGCGTATCCTGTATCTGATGATGGTCAAAGCCCTAATGCATTTGTAACTGGTAGAGGCCTAGAAGAATTAGGTCAATCTGCTTCATTGCATGTAAGAGAATATCAAACAATTCTTAAAGATGCACTAGAACAAATAGATACTAAGAGATTAGAGTGGGATGAAATAATGTATCCTCAAATGCGTAAACCTATTGCAGGTTATCGTAAAGGTACAGCCTTTAAAGAAACCTATGTTCCTAAGTCAGATATTGCTGAACAATATAAAACAAGAAGAATTTATGGTGTTATGGCAGGGTTCGATGAACCACAAAAGATTATTACTGGATTGCAGTTAAAGCAACAAGGTATTATTGATACTCAAACACTTCAAGAGAATATGGATGGATTAGATAACATATCTCAAATACAACACAGAATAAATTCTGAAAGAGCAGAGAATGTTTTATTTGAAAGTCTTATGGCACAAGCTGCACAAGGTAATCCTAAAGCAACTATGGCTGCTATTGAGATTAAGAAAAATCCTCAAAACATAAATAAAATTTTAGAGAAGTTCTATACTCCAGAGGGTGATGAGATGACACCTGAAGAAGAGGCCATTGCACAAGGACCGCAAGGACCACAAGGACCTCCTCCAGGACTAGCACAAGTGCTAGCACAAGCCGCAGCTCAACAAGGAGGTGGACAAGTTGGCTAACGAATTTGACCCAATGGCTGAAACTAATGCAGCTTTCATAGATATGATTAACCAGGAAGATTGGGACTTTAATTACGCAAGAGAGACAGAAATCTTTGATATCGATACAGATGAAAACTTTTTTCCAGTTGTATATGAATATCACATGCCTGGACCAATGCCTGGAGTATTTGTAAAAATAAGTTTGGCATTAAAAGATGATGAACAAAAAAATGACTTTTTAAATTTTATATCTAATCTAACCAGTTTTTTAAACGAAGAGGATGATAAGTATGGTGCGTAAACCTGCAAGTAAAAAAGCAGCAGAACAAGCTACTGACATAAAAGCAGACCCAGGATATGCAGATTTATATATTCCTAGAAAATCAGGCGACCCAACAGGACAAAGCAAAGTAGTAAACACTGCAGCACAAGGACTTACTGCTGAAGTATCAGGTGAAGCAGCCGCAGCAGCAGTTGCAGCCACAACTGATACAACAGTTGGTGGTGTAGCAAGACCTATGAAACTAGGAGATAAAACAAAGTTTCCTGGAGTATCTAATGTTAATGGATTACAAACAGGTACTGGTAAACCATTTAAACCACAACCAAGTATGGACTTTGATGCATACATGATGGGTTTATTTGAACAATTTAGAGACCCAATGATTTTAGAATACTTCCAACAAAAGAATGCAGCACCACAAGTTGTTAATACTAAAAAACAATATAGGTATGCAAACAAATTGAAGGAAAGCGATGCGGTCTAATGGTTTACGATTTTCTGCGATGGACCTGGCTATTGCTCATGCAGAGGATACGCTAAATAGAGTAAACTCTTACAAGCAAGGTAGTAAAGAAACTAACGCAGAACTACAACAAAGAATAGCTGACATGGGTGCAGCTTATCCTACATTACCAAAGCAAATGGTAGTTTATTCTGCATTATCAGGACTTAATCCTGAAGATGATTTAGCTATACAGTTAGCACAAAGAAATCAAGAGATATTAGCTAAGAAATACGCACAAAAAGTCGTTACTAAAGTAAATCCATTCAAGAGGGGAGTGCAGTTAGGTATGCTTGCATTAGATGCAGCATTCCAACCAGTATCAAGAGGTTTTAAATCAGCAGTAGTTGCAGCACAGGAGACTGGACAATCTGTACCTTTAACTGTTGCAGCAGCAACATTAGGTGGTTTAGCAGAAACTTTTGTTGGACAAGCACCTGGAGAAGAAGGAAGAACTACAGCTAACTTTTTAAGTTCTGTATTTAATCCATCTGTAGGTGAAGCATTTATAAATACAAGACAAAAGTATGGACCATCAGAATTAAATTTAGCATTACAAGAAGTTCGTAAAGGTAAACCACTCAACTTAGGAACTGGATACTTACCTCAATCTATAGATTTAAAAAATACACAAACTTATTTAGATGAAATAAGAAAAGGTTCTGATGAAAGAACTGCACTAACTGCAGCAGCAGATATTTATGGTGTACCAATTACACAAGTATTTGATATTAGAGAAGATAAATTTAAATATACAACTAAGACTGGTGAGAAAATAGATATATCTCCAGGAAGAGTTATTGCTGCACAAATGTTAGAACCAGGTACAACTGGATATAGTGTTGTATCAGGTGCAGTAGATGCTGTCTTTAGAGTTGCTGCTGACCCAGTTAACCTAGCATTAGCTTATGGTGCAGGTGTAAAAACTGCAATGAGAGGTTTAGTAAGTGCAAATGCTAAAGCAGCTAAAGCAGCAGACCCAACTACTACATTACTTAAAACATTCTTACCTGGTAAAACAGGTAAATATAATCGTTCTTTATATTATGGAAGAACAGTAGATGATGTAAGAAATACTGGATGGGGACAAAAGTTTGGTGAAGCAATAGCACAACTTAGTGGACCTGAAGGTATGTCATTCCTAAATGATATTCCTGAATTTAGAAACATTCCTATGTCAGTTAAAAAAGTATTACTTGAAGTAGATGACCCAATTCATGTATGGGATGTATTAGAAGTTGTTGCTAAAGGTGGTAACTTAACTGATACACAATTTGACAATATGTTCAACATGATAAAAGAATATATGCCAAAAAATAAAAGAAGTGAAATAGATAGAGTTAGAGAATTTACTAAGAACAATAGGAATTTTGGTCTTAATACATTACCCGCTAAACCAACAGTAACTGGTGAGTTCTTTAACTATATTGGAAAATTAATTACAGGTGAAGCTACAGATGTTGCACCTTTAAGAAAGTTTGCAGGTATGTTCCAATCAAGACAACCTGCTAAAGGATTATTAGGTGTCGGTACTCAAATGAGAATGGCGTTACCTAAACACATGCAAAGAGCATTATCACTAAGACCTGAAACAACTGCGTTAATAAGTCAATTAGATGAAACTGCTTGGAATGCAGATACCAATATGAAAAATGCATTTGTTGATGCTAAGAACAGAGGCCAATATGTGCAAGATATATTAGCTGTAAAAAATCAAGGTGAACTAGATGAAGTTGTTTTTAGAATAAATCAAGCTATTGCTAAATCAGTAGGTAATCAAAACCCTAACTTAAAAGTTGATATTGAAAGTATGGTTGCACAACAAGAAAATTATGTTGCTGAATTAGAAGAGCTAAGAAGTTTCTTTAAGGGAACTGCAGGTGGTTCATTATCTTTTAATGGTGTCAAAGTTAAAAAGAAATATAAAAAAGTTATTAAAGACTTACAAAAACATTTTGATACTTTAGGTATCGAATATGATGCAGGTAAAGTAGAACAATATGTATTTGAAGCTGTACCAAGTATGCACTTGTTATCACAAGCAGGAGATACATTCACTTCTTTCATAGACCCACAAGATGTAGTTCGTGCAACAAAAGCACATCAAACTCTTATTGGACCAACTGACAGTAGATTACGAGCTTGGGCAGATAAACCTAAAAACTTAGAACAAGATTTTGGTTGGACAGATTTCTTAAAGATACCTAGAAAAGCATTGCTTGATAATGTATCAAGAAATAAATTAACTCTTAAACCTAAAGGCCCAATAGATACTATGTTGGATGATTTACAAAATAAAATATTAAAACCTGCCTGGATGTTAAGACTTGCTTTGATGTTAAGAATATCACCTGAAGAAGCTGCAAGAGCTGCATTTGGTGGCAAGGTAAACTTTATAACTCATCCATTCCAAAGAATGGCATTGAACTCTAATAAAGAATATGGTTTATTTGGAGACCAGGTAAGAGCAGACAATGTAGCACAGTTGTATAACAACTTAGGTGAGATTGTTATGACTACAAGAATGGATGATGATGGTATTGCATTCTTAAAGAATATGATTGATGAAGGAGATATTAGCCAATTCAAAGCAATAGATTTTAACAAAGCACAAAAACTTTTAAAAACACACATGCTTGAAACTAATACACAAGGTGTTGTATCTGACTATATGATTGAAGCAGCAGTTAATAACTATGATTTAAGAGATTTACGATTTGCAGAACTTACAGAGAAAGCATTTAAATCTCCAACTAAAAAGATTAATGCATCTACTAAAGGTTCTATTCAAGGATACGATGGAAATACTTATCAATCTATGGGTGAAGCCTTTTACAAAGGTGGAGGATTTACAACAGATTTAGATGAAAGAAGATTTTTTGACTTAAAGACTAGAGGACCTGCTGATGGAGATGCATTCGTATCACCATACAAAGATAAAGAATACAGTATAGGTAAAGTTGGTGATATTGAAAGACAAGCTAAAGAGTTAAATATAACTCCTGAAGAATACATTGACCAACAACTAGATAATATTTTCTTTGATGATGACACTATAGCTTTGTTATCTAAAGATAAGCATGTTATGGGTACATACATTGATGACACAGGTAACTTTATGGTTGATGTATCGATAGGCCTTAAAGGTGATAATGCAGTTAACAATGCTGTATTTATGGGAATGAATGCATTCCAGGAAAGTGTTTATATTGCAAACAGAGAACTAGCAGAAAAAGCAGGATTTAAAAAAGCATTAGGAGATAATGACTTAATTTACTTGTACAGAAAAGAAGTAGGTAAAGGTGCAGCAGATATAAACATTGATAGTGTTATTAATAAACCTGCATTAGAAGCATTATTTAAATCTAACTTTGATGCATTAGGTTTAAAAGTAGAAGAAGTAAAAGGTGCCGCTAAAGGTTTACCTGGAGGTAGCTTATTTAGCACAGATGAAACTTACCTAGCATCTATGGGTGAAGCATCTATAACAGAAGGATTACTTGGTGGTAGAACAGATTTAGCAGAAAACTTATTCATTAATGTTGATAAATACTTACCTAATGGAAATGTAAATCCTCAATGGTGGGAAGCATTATGGGAAGAGATGTATTTATTAGCATCTGACCCAATAGTTGTGCCATTGCTTAACAAAGGTATTGATGACACTATGGAATGGTTAAGAGCTGATGGTTCAGAATACTTAGAGGAATTAGTTAAAAGAAGTTTTAATCCTGAAGATAGATTGTATTTACAAAGTGATAAAGCATTAAGAGAGTATTTAGAAAGTATTCAATATAGAGTTGCTAAATTAATTGGTAATCCAACAGCTAAGATACTTGACCCACAAACAGGTAGAGAGTTAACTGCAGAGTTAGCTACAAGAGTTTGGTATCAGAATGGTAGAAAAACACATCCTAAGTATGTAGCAGATATGTCTGTAGGTTCTAACTCACAGATATTTCAATTTATTAAAAATGGTGGTGTCTTAGAAAACAAAGACTGGATACGATACAAGACACACATTCAAACATTTAAATTAAAAGAACGAGGAATAAACAACCAGGAGTTCTTCAAACAATTTATCAAGCTGTTTAAACAAGAGGTAGAGGATGCAGGATTAGGGGCTATGACACTACCAAGAAGATTTGACCTAAAGAACAGAATATCTGAAAGTGGCACAATGATTGTCGGTGAAGAGATACAAGCAGCAGGTTATTTAGCAGATGTTCGTTATGGTAATGATGCTCTTAATAGTTTATTAGAGACTGGATACAATACATTGATATCTAAACCATCTAACTACTTAAACAGAGACCCATTGTTCAGATATGCATTTTATGAGAATGCTATAGAAGTTATTAAGTTTATGGATGATAAGACTAAAGCAGAGTTCTTAAAAGGTGCAGAACCTTGGATAGATGGCAACAAGTTATGGGATGAACTCATAGCTGCTGCTAAAGAACCATCATTAGAGAATACTGTTACTAGCGTAGAACAAGCAGAACAATTACTAAAGCATGCTGCAATGAATGAAGTAAAAACATTATTTTATTCTGTATCACAACGACATGTAGCATCAGATTTATTTTCTAAATACATTCCATTTCCTGAAATATGGGCAGAGGTCTTTAACTCATGGGGTAAATTAATTGTTGATAATCCACAAAAGTTTAACAAAGCAAGAATAACTGTAGACAATGGTACAGAAGCTAAACCTTGGGATAGTGAGAATGGCTTCTTAGAGAAAGACCCACAAACAGGTAAGCTCATGTTTAACTATGTTGATGTCTTTAATGTTCTTACATTAGGTACATTCAAAGCATTAGGTAGCATCATTCGTTCATCAGGAGTTAAAGAAAACTTACCTGATGCTATTACATCTCCTTATCAGACACTTATGTTTGGACAAGATTTAGAAGATGAAGGTGTACGAATGACAGCACCTGGTTTTGCTTCAGGCCTAAACCTGATTGCACAGAATGGTTTTGCTCCTGGATTTGGACCAGTAGTTACCTTTCCAATGAGAATATTCTTAAATGCAATAGGTGCATCACAAGGTATTAGAAAATTTTTCTTAGGTGAGTTTGAAAGTTCAGGACAATTATCTGACCAGTTACCTGCTTGGGCTAAGAAGTTTTTAACCTGGGAAGGTTCACCTGATGAAGATTTACAAAGTGCATTTGCTACAACTGCAATGGACTTATACAGTTCTTATGTACTAGCAGGATTAGTTGACCAGGAAGATGAACTAGAAGTTAATAAATATATTGACCTTGCAATGAAACAAGCAAGAGTAGTTTATGTATTTAGAGGAATGGCACAGTTCTCATTGCCTACTGCAATAGTTCCAAGAATAGAAGTAGAAGATAAGAATGGTACTTGGTGGGCTACACAAACATTAGTTAACAAATACCAGGAGATATTGATTGCTAATGGTTATGATAATTTTGCTGCACAAGAAGAATTTATAGAGAAGTTTGGAATTAACCCTGTACCTTTAAAACAACCTTCATCCTACAAAACAGGTAAGCAACCAATAAAAGAAAACTCATTCTTTTGGTGGCAACAAGATGGTAGAAGTAGATTACTAGAAGCTGATGCATTACCTAATACAGCATATTACATACATCCTGACAAGGTAGAAGATGAACTCTTTTGGCCTGCATTCTTTCAAACAAGAAGTCAAGGTGTTGAACCTGAACAATACGCTAAGTTTATGAGACATAGTCAGGCAATATTTGAATATGAAAAAGGTAAGAAGGATATTAAAGAAAGCGTTCCTCAATCATTGCAACAAGATAAGATAAGTGAACTTAAAGCAGAGATAGAAGAAGATTATGATATTGATTTATTCAGTGGACAAGGTAGGCCTAAGACTGCATCAACTAGAGAAATATATGCAGAACTTGCTAGATGGGAAGACTATGAACTTACAAGACAAAGCCCTGAATATAAATATTTAACTAAGTACTTAGATTACAGAAATCAAATTATTGATGTATTATTAGAAGGTGGTCAATTCACATACAAAGGTGAAAGTTTTTTTGTTGTATCACCAACAAAGACATCTAGGACCTTACATGGTACAAGTGCAGACCCAGTTAGAGCAAGAGAGATAATGACAATTATTTGGCAAGATTTGGTAAAAGAAGGTAAAGACACCAACTTTCCACAACTTGCTAATGAAGTGCTATTCTATGAGATAAGCCCTAACAATAGAGCGAATACAGGAGATTAAATGGAAGAAGATAATTTAGTAGAAGAACTATTAGGTGAAGAACAAGCACCTGGAGAAACTAAAAAATATACTTCTATAGCTGAATTTATTAATCAGTCATTTGCTATTCCTATGTTCTTCTTTACTGTAGAGACTGCAGGACCAACTAAAGCTACAAGAGGTGAGGTTGCTAAATACTGGTCTATAGATGAAATAATGAATGATGAAAATTTTGCATCGTTTATTACAACTGATACAAGAAATAAATATCAAAACATTATTGCTAATCCTGTTGCAGATATACAAGGAGATTTAGCAGACATAGTTGTAGATATATACGATGATATATCTTCTGTAAAAAAACAACAAAGAATAGAACAAGAAAGCACAGCTACAAGGCCTGTATCAGACATAATTATTACTTTTGATAAAAAGAAAACAGATGCGGGTCCAGGAGAAATTGATTATAAAAGTCAATCAGATGCTATTAAAGAACAAGATTTATCAGAGATTATTCTTGGTGAAGAGGTAACAGAGGCTGCTGAAACTGCACAAGATGTGCAACAAGCACAAGGTGCTATAAGAACAAGCCATCCTACATGGGGTTACAAGACTACTAAGAATGGTACAATCATAAATTCTGCAGGCGAAGAAGTACCTGCACCATTCTGGAAGGGTAACGAGTACAGTATGTTTACTGACATGGACCCATCAGAGATATTTACACTACAACAAAAAATGGTTAGAGCAGGAATGGATGCTCCTACAGTAAATGAATATGGACAATGGACAGATAGAGAAGCTAACTTTATGTCTGCTGTATTTATTAAAGCTGCTGATGACCCTAACTTTTCCTGGGAAAAAGACATAGCTGCAGGTTTACCTGCTTACACAACTGCATTAGATAACTTAATGACTGAAGTTGGTGAGACAGAAGATTTTATTAAATTACTTAATGAAGCTAATTATTTACAATCAAAAGCCAATGTATCACCTTCACAGATACAACAACTTATTGACCAAGCAGCAGCAGAATTAGATATTGTTTTAACACCACAAGATTATGTTGACTATGGTACTTTAGCTGTACAAGCCTATAGTGATGCAGCAGCATTACAAAGAGATTATGAAAGTTCTTTAATTACAGACAGAGATGTTATCTTAGGTTCTACATACAAAGATGTTAGAGCTACACAGCCAGGAGAATTTCCAAGATATCTTAAAGGAAGTACATTACCTTTAGTGTTACCATCATACGAATACTTAATGGGACAAAAAGGTGAAGCACCTGTAGTTAAATCTGCATTAGAAATAATCACAGAAGAGTTAGCTAAGAGACCTGAAATACAGCAACAACAAGCTGCAGCAGAAGATTTAAATAATATTAAATATGCAACTAATTTATTTGAAGCATCAATGGGTGCTATTGGACTAGGAGAAAACACATAATGGAAGAAGATAAGCAACAGGCACCTAATACTAGATTTCCACAAAGGCCACAACCACAGGCTCAAAACAGCGTGTTTAAACAGCCTGCTAAGAACTACTATAAACTGCTTAAATTGATGACAGCTATTGGAGAGAGTACTGTAAAAGGTACTGCAGAGTTCTTAACAAGTGCTGCTAAAGGACCAGTTGAGTTTGGTAAAAAGGTTGTAGAAAATATTGAAGAAGGTTTAGAGATAGGTAAAGAAGGGCCATCTCTACTTGATATTGTCAAAAGATTACAAGAAAAGCCAGGCACTATGAAGATAGAAGAAGATACTAATGAGTAATACTAGACTTCAAGCATTCTATGATGAATTTAGTGCTCAATTAAAACAACAAAAAGAAACATCTAATACTGAAGAGGAATAATGGCTGTACTCGGTAAAAGAGAAATAGGCCTTATAGAAGATGCTCTAAAGGATATATACGAAACTATAACAGGTGATGCTGTTGCATTTAGAAAAAGTATATTAACTAACCTTATTCAAGGTGATAATGGTGCTAATTATGTTACTCACACTAATGCATTGTTTGATGCTTTTAGAAAAATAGAACCAAGATTTGAAGACTTGCCATTAGAAAAAGCAATAGACTTTGTTAAAACAAGTTACGATGTATTAGTTGAAACAGACCAAATAAGCACTATGAATATACCAGAAATGATGTGGACTGGTTACGATGAGACTGTTGATGCTCTTCAAGATATATCTCTTGCATTAAATGAAAAATATGATTTTGATATAGATACAACAAACATAGATAATATTCTTGTTGATATGTCTGAACAGTTAATGGGTTCTGATTTAAAAGTTGGAGATATACCTGAAGCATTAGAGATACAAATAAGAATACTAGATGAAATGCAATATCATGAGATAGCACAGATGTACACAGCTTGGACTTCTACTGAACAAATGAGACCTATGACTATACAGTTAATAGAACTGTATGACCAAGTAGATAACTTACCAGATAATGTAGTAAGTAATTTATATACAGATTTTGAAGACAATTTATGGATAACAAATGAACCAAATCAATACTTATTAGACTACGATAATCCAGAAAAACTTGATACTAAATCAGTAAAAAATATGATTAAATATTTCTTTGAACAAGTGGGTAGATTACAAGAAGGATACATAAATTTTAATGGTGCAGAACATGCATTTTTAGATGGCTTTGAAATAAGCAATGAATTAGATACGCCATTGGTATTAGATGATAATTTAAAACTTGTAACAAGAGATAACTTGGGTATATTGCTACCTAATTCAAAAGAACCCTATCAGCTACTACACTCAATTACTGATTTTCAAGGAGTTGGTGATGGTGTGCCATACCAAGTAGCAAAAGAATACTTTACTAGATACCAGGAAATAATTGGTAAAACTATATCTGACAATTTTACTGATGCTAATTTCGCAAGAACAGAGTATGGAATTAATCAAAAAATGAGTTTAGATGAGTTTTCATTTCAATGGAATATAGCAGACATAAGTGATTTGGATACCAGTGCTTATGATGCTATACCTACAGATGTAGTAGATGATGTTACACCTACCCAAGCACTAGATGAACTTGATGCTGCTATATCTAAGGCAGATGGTGTAGATAATCTAAATAAAGCTAAGAAGATTATAAATAACAATCCTGGAGTATTTAGAAAAATATTTTCTGTATTAGAAAAAGCAGACATAGGAGACCAGGTAATTACAAAAGCAATCATTCCTAAAGTATTACCTAGAATAGGATTAGCTGCTGCTACTGGACCAGTTGGTATAGCTTATGCAGCGTATGAGATGGCATTATTATTATCAGATGTAGGACAAGCAGCATATAAAGCACAAACAACTGATGAAAGTTTTTGGGATAACTTTGGTGAAGTATCAGATAAGTATTCAATAGCTTACAAAATAAGTAAACCAGTGTATGATATAATACTAGATAACCTAAATAATGATTTAACCGAGGAAGAGGATGAAGAAATATTATTTTCTTTTAATAGATAATGTTAACTAATCAATTTATATTTCAACCTGAAAGAATAATAAAGATTGGTGATGTTGTTTATGCAGTATTCTTTGATACAGATGAAGAACTAGGAGACTTTCCAATACTTGCAAAAGTAGATAGTATGTCATTCATACAACCTGGTACAAACATTGAAGAGTTCGATGAACAAAAATTCGCTGCTACATTCGGTTATGTATTTAGAGGACACGAAGATTTATTAGTATCAGAGATACAAACAGGTGCTGAACAACAAGATTACAGAAGCATTATGGATGTTCAAGAAAATCTTTTAGCTACACGAGCACAAGAAAATGGTATGGAGTGGTTATTAGATAACGATGTACAAGCTGCATTTTTAGCTGCAACACTTACTGGTGTACCAATATCTACTGATGATTTAGCTGATACTGCTTGGTATCAAAGTACATCAGAAGAACAAAGAAATTATATGGTTAGATATTATGCAGACCCTAATGCTGTAAATGAAGAGATATCACAAAACATAATTGCTATTAGAGAGAGTATGTTAGCTAGAGATATGAAGGGACCTGTTAATGAATTAGCCAAAGTATTAGCTTATGGTTTAACAACAAGAACATTTAAAACTAAAGAAGAAGTAGATATGTATATAGATTTTATTGATGACAGTACATATTTAGATTTATTAGGTGGTGAGGATTTATTACCTGAAAGCCTACGAGGATTTGTAGGACAGTTTACTGGTGTTAATGCAGGACAAGCTACAACAGCTAACTTGATTGTAAATAAATTAGGTGCAGAAGCATTAGAAAGTTATAAAGCAAGTGGTGAGTTTATTAAGATGGCTGCACAAGTTAAAGCAGGTAATAAAGCAGGAGTAGAAGAACAGTTACAAAAAATACATGATACTTTATATCCTGGATTTGCAGGTTCTTCCTTCTCTACTTGGAACCCATACTATACAAACAGAGCATCAAGAATTATAAATGGAACTACAGGTGGACAAATAGTTGCTTTAAATAATGAACAACAAGAACAAGTTAATCAATTAATTTCAAAATCTAATGGAGACTATCAAGCATTTGATGCCTTAGTAAGAGAGACATTTAAAGATAGCCCAGGAGTAAAAAACTCTTTCCTATCAGATTTAACTAAAGTATTACCACAAGCAATATCAGGAGTATTTGGATAATGGCATTATATATAAATCCACAAACAGGAGAACAAGAATTATTTGTTGACCCTAGAGTAGCTGCATCAAGAGGTTTTGTACCAGTACAGCAAGAAGAAGAGGAAGAAGTAATTGTAGAAGAAGTAGTAGAAACCCCTACTGAAGAAACTGATACTGGATTACAAGCTGCACTAGATGCTTTAGCAGAAGCAGAAAAAGCAGCGAATAAAAGAATAGAGGATTTATTAAACCAACTTAATCAAGGTCAAAGTTCTTATGAACCACCTGAAGGAGCACCTTCATTTGAACCTGAAGCAAAAAGTTATACACCAACAATAGATGATGCATCTGCATTATTTCCTTATTATCCAGGAAATATATTAAATATTATTTTAAATAAATGGATTGAAACAGGAGATATAAACCTAGCTGTAGCAGCAGCAAGAGCAACAGATGATTTTGCTAAAACTTTTCCTGGTATTAAAAGAGAAGATGGTTCTCTAAGAATGAATGAAGTGCAGTATTTGGAATTAAAAGATGCAATGAAAGATGAACTTAGAAATTACAATTTAAATCCTGATGTATTCGCTAATGAAATAACAGAAGCTATTGCAGGAGATGTAGATATTCAAGAGTTTAAAGGAAGATTACAGTTTGGTTATGAGCAATTAATTAGCAATAGAGACATTGTATTAGAAGTTTATAGAGCAGAATATGGTATGGATTTAACAGAAGAAGCATTATTCGCTATGTTTATCTCACCAGAAATAGCTACATCTGTATTAGAAAATCAAATACTTGTATCACAAATCCTTGCTGAAGCAGAAGTTGCTGATGTAAGTTTAGGTAAAGCAACAGTACAAGAGTTTATATCTGCAGGTATTGGACAAGAACAAGCAAGAGCATTATTTAGAGAGACAGAACAATTAACTGGTTTAACTAGAGTTGCAGGTGCAGCAGGTATGGAACTTACAGAAGAAGAAATAGCTACAGGTTTAGCAGGATTATCACCTGACCAATTAGGTTTAATTAGAAGTGTGGAAGCAAGAGCAGCATCAGAAAGTGCAATTCAAGCAGGTGCAGCTACAGCAAGAACTGGAGAAGTAGTAGGTTTAGAAGAGGCTTAGACTACTTGTTTAAACAGCTTGCATTTAAAAAAACTATGATATAATAATTATTGACATTCTACTTAGGTCGGATGGTTAAACTAGACCTTTGATACGAGAACTGTCTTGATGCCTACATACAAGACATGGAAAATAAATAATATGTAGCAGTCCCAGTGCATGACATAAATGGCACTTGTAAAAATATTATTTATAGGAATAGGAGACAATACATGTCTGAAGAAGTAACTAACGAAACTGAAGTCCAGGAAACTGGTTCTGAAGATAAGAACTGGAAAGCTATTCGAGAAGAGAATAAAGCTCTTAGAGATGAACTTGCACAGTATCAAGTCAAAGAACGAGATGAATTGTTTAAACAAATAGGTTTAGATAGGACTAAGGGAATTGGTAAAGCAGCCGACCAAATGTACGAAGGCGATTTAGCAGCAGATGCACTTAAAGCATTTGTAGCTGAAGAATTTGGAGAAGAAGTATTTGGGCAGCAAGACAGTTTTCGTGAGACAGTAAACGCAGGACAGGAAAGATTAGACAATCTTGCAAGTCAAGCACAAGCTGTAAATGCCAACCAAAGTGTAAAAGACCAAATAGCTGAAGCTCAACAAACTGGTCGTGTTAGAGACAGTATTGCTACAAAATTAAAAGCTCTCAATGAGCTTGATGACAAGTAGCGTTTAGGAGAATAAGCCTCCTAAACCAAGAAATTTAGGAGAAAATAATGGCAGCTATAGGCTCACCAGACCCAATTTCAGTATCTGAAATTAACAATTTTACTGGCGAACTATTCAAAGTTGGTGCTAGAAGAACACCTTTACTATCAATGGTTGGTGGTTTAACAGGTGGTAAACTTCTTAACTCTCCAGTTTTCCAAACCCAAAAAGTAGATACACCTACAGTATCCAGTTATACAACTGTTGCTGAAGGTGGAAACCCTGCTTACTTTGGTAGAAGCAGAAGTTCTGCAATAGACTGTGTCCAAATTTGGAACCAAGGTGTTAAACTCACCTACTCCGCTTTGGCATCTACAGGCTATTTGAACTCACAAGCTATGGAAAGTGGAACAGCAGCTTTTGAAGGTTCTAACCCAGTACAAGATGAAATGGCATTTCAATTAGAAGAACTACTTAGCAAAATCGCAAGAGAAGTTGAGTATGAGTTCTTTAATGCTACTTTCAACGATGGAACAGATGGTAACCCAAGAGAAATGCGTGGTATCGCAGAATGGGTAGCATCAGGAAATGGTTCATCCGCTTACGCACACGATACAACAGGTGATGGATTAGGTTCTGCACAAGGTCTTGACTTTGATGCAGTCGCTGAAACCCTTAAATTAATGTATGATGCAGGAGCACCAATGCAAAACCCTGTACTTTTCGCAAGACCAGGTTCAATCTTAGACTTGAACCAAAACCTTGTTAAGAGTGGTTCTAACCAAATGGCAGTATTGCCTAGAGATAGAAACATTGCAGGTGTTAACATTGACAGTATCATCACTCCATTTGGAAACATTGGATTGGCAGTTAACGAGTTCGTTCCTGCTGACCAAGCATTCATTTTGGACCTTGCTTACTTAGATGTTTGTTTCTTAAACATCCCAGGTAAAGGTGGTGTCTTTGTAGAAGATACAGACAATGATGATGCAGCCGCAGTATCAAAGCGTGTTTATATGGAAATCGGTCTTGATAAAGGACCTGCCGAATATCACGCAGTTATCAATGGCGTAAGCTAAAGATAAATATTTGAAGATTAGGTGGGAACTCCACCTCCCACCTTTTCTTCTGCTATAGTAAGATAAAAGATTTATAGGAGAATAAATGCCAGTTGCAGGTAAAAATTTATTTAAGA